GTGTACGCTACATGGCCAAGGCATTGGAGACCAAGTGGGTGATCTTGGATCACCTGAGTATCTTGGTATCCGGTCAGGAAGATAATGGTGATGAACGTAAGTCAATTGATATTCTAATGACCAAGCTACGATCCTTGGTTGAGGAGACAGGCATAGGCTTGCTACTGGTGAGCCATCTACGAAGGCCAAGCGGTGATCGTGGGCATGAGGATGGGCGTGAGGTGTCTCTGTCTCACCTGCGTGGCTCTGCAAGCATAGCACACCTGTCTGATGCGGTCATTGCATTAGAGCGTAACCAGCAAGCAGAGGATGAACAAGCAGCCAACACCACCACCATACGTGTCCTGAAGAACAGGTACACTGGTGATACAGGTATTGCTTGCTACTTGCATTATGATAAGGAAACTGGTAGAATGACACAGATTGATAACCCTTTTGTGGAGAATGAGTGATGGTGTGGAAATATAGAACAGAACAAGATGCAGAATATGTTTCAAATTATTTAAAAGAAAAAGGACTTTCCTTTACTTTTGATGAGCGACTACCTGCTTTTTATATAGATCATCCTGATCCTGAGAAACACTATATAGCTTATCAATATTATTATACAACAGGTAGATGGGGAGTTATGTATAATAAACGAAATCAAAATAGAAAACATTATATGTGTAAAAATATAGAAACATTAGTAGATAAATATATTTTAAAGGATAATGAACAATGAATACGATGGGTAAACGTAAACCTTTTGATAAAGCTTTATATGATGTGGCTGATAAGGCTGCTAAAGAAGCCACATTAAAATATATTAAAGATATGAACTACACTACAATAGATACTTCAGAGAGGAAAGACTTTGATATTATCTGCAAAGCTACAGAAGACACACACCATCTCTATGAAGTAGAGGTAAAATATTCTTGGAAAGGTGATTGGAATCCTAGTTGGAGGGAGATACGGATACCCTATCGTAAGAGCCGCTTGCTAACTAAATGGAAAGAACAATATCCTAATGCCTTGTTTACATTTATAGTATGGCGTAATGATTGTAAACAAGCATGGCATATTGATGCAAATATTTTATTTGACTGTGAAGTAAAAGAAGTGTCTAATAGAAACATCAGAGAGGGTGAGAAATTCTTTCATGTTCTAGTGGAGGATGCGTGTCTCATTAAAGTATAATGACAACAGCTATAGTTGATATTGAAACAGACAGTTTGAATGCAACAAAGGTACATTGTATTGTAGCAAGAAGTTATGAAACAAATAAAGTTAAGGCGTGGGTAGGACAGGAGTGTTCGGAGTTTGCTAGTTGGTCGCAGCAGATAGATACCTTTATAATGCATAATGGTATTAGCTTCGATGCTCCTGTCCTGAACCGCCTTCTTGGATGTAATATAAAGCTGAGTCAGATACGTGACACCCTTATTGAGTCTCAGCTTTACAATCCAATAAGGAATGGTGGTCACTCTCTTGAGGCATGGGGCAAACACCTTGGCTTTGAGAAGGGTGACTTCCATGACTTCACAGAGTACACTCCTGAGATGCTGGAGTATTGTAAACGTGATACAGAAGTGACACGCCTTGTAGCGCAGGAGCTAGAGAAGGAAGGTAAAGCTTTTAAACCTAAAGCCTATGAGTTAGAGTGCAAGGTCAGAGCCATCGTAGATAAGCAGCAAAGGAATGGCTTTGCTTTTAAATTAAAAGAGGGTATGATCTTACAGGCTCAGTTGCAAGATGAATTACAGGAGCTAGCACGTAAAGCAGAGGAAGACTTTGCACCAACCATAGTTGAATTAAAGACCAAGACTAAGTACATTCCTTTTAATATAGCAAGCCGTCAGCAAATAGCTGAGAGGTTGCAAGCAAAGGGCTGGAAGCCCAAGCAGATGACTGACAAGGGTAATGTCATTGTCAATGAAGCAGTCTTATCGAAGATTAATATGCCTGAAGCCAAGATGTTTAATAGGTACTTCCTGTTGCAAAAACGTACTGGATTAATAAAGTCTTGGATCATGGCTTGCGAAGAAGATAACCGTGTGCGTGGTAAGGTAATGACACTGCGTACTGTAACTGGAAGGATGGCACATGCAGTTCCTAATATGGCACAAGTTCCCGCTGTCTATAGCCCTTACGGCAGAGAGTGCCGGAGCCTATGGACAGTGGATGATGAATCTAAGTATCGCTTGGTAGGTGTGGATGCCAGTGGCCTTGAGCTAAGATGCTTGGCACACTATATGGATGACCCTGAGTATACCAACATCGTATTGACGGGTGATGTACACACAGCCAATCAGCAAGCAGCAGGATTACAGACCAGAGATCAAGCCAAGACTTTTATCTATGCCTTTCTCTACGGTGCAGGTGCAGCCAAGATTGGTAAGATAATTGGCGGTGGTCCCAAGAAAGGACAGCAATTAATAACCAAGTTCTTAAATAACATGCCAGCACTTAAACGTCTAAGAGGAGAAGTGGCTATGTGGTCCAGTAAGGGTACGGTTCCGGCCCTAGATGGTAGGCTACTACACATTAGATCAGAACATGCAGCATTAAACACTTTACTTCAGGGTGCTGGTGCTATAGTATGCAAGCAATGGCTTGTTCACATCATGGAGCGGGTTATTAAAGCTAAACTAAATGTCAGGTTGGTCGCCTCAATACACGATGAATATCAGTTTGAGGTAGCCATCCCTGATATAGAGAGATTTTGTAGGCTAGCAAAGGAGGCAATGACACAGACAGCAAAGACACTAAAGATGAAGTGTGAATTAGACTGTGATTATAAAGTTGGAAAAACATGGGCTGATACACATTAATTACTTGACACCCTCAATCAGGTAGTGTATACTGATGGAGTTGTGGTAGTAGACAAACACAATATCAACAGCCATAATAGTATGGCACTAAACACAAAGGATACTTTTAATATGGTTAATCAACCTTTATATCTAACGGGTAAATGCTATTGGGCCTCAGTGATCGAGCCTAACAGTACGTTTGAACCGGCTTGGCAAGTCGATCTCTGCCTTGATGAAGATACCAAAGCTCTGGTTCAGGAGGCTGGTTTAAAGATACGTAATAAAGACGATGAGCGTGGTGCGTTTGTCACGTTGAAGCGTAAGGTGCAGGGTAAGAATGGTCCACGTCAGGCACCTTCGGTAGTGGATTCCCAAAATAACGCTTGGGATAGGAAACTTATTGGGAACGGTAGTGTGATAACGGTAAAGGCCCTTCCCTTTGAGTGGAACTATGCAGGTAAGGCAGGTGTATCTGCTGACCTTGCAGCAGTTCAGGTAGTTGAGTTGGTTGAGTATGGGGATAAAGGATTTGATGTTGTTGAAGGTGGCTATGTTAATGAAGCAGCCGCTGAGATGTCAGACGATATTCCTTTTGGTAACTAGGTGAAGGTAGGGGTGTTGCATTTTAGTTTGGTGGTGTAACACCCCTATTTTATTATGAAAAAAATTGAAACATTAGTAGAAGATATCTACGAGCTTTTTAATCTTACTCCTATAGAGAGAGATGAGAAAGAAGTAGACAAGCTTATAGATAAATTTGGCGATATGCTTAAAGTTCATATCAAAGAATTTATGTATAGTAAACCAAGAGACAGCGGCTCTCTGAGATTGTCCAGCATAGGTAAACCTGATAGGCAAATATGGTATGATGTTCATACGGAAGCAACAGAAGAGCAACTACCGCCAAGCACACGTATTAAATTTCTATATGGATATATTCTTGAAGAACTTTTATTGCTCTGTGCGTCCGTAGCTGGTCATACAGTAGAGGCGCAACAGAAAGAAGTATCAGTAGAAGGAGTGATAGGTCATCAGGATGCTATTATTGATGGGGTTCTTGTGGATTGTAAGTCTGCTTCTGGTAGAAGCTTTGATAAGTTTTCAAAACATACACTGGCAGACGACGATCCCTTTGGATATATAGCACAGATATCTGCTTATGCTCAAGCCAATGGTATAGATAAAGCAGCCTTCCTTGTCATAGATAAATCTACTGGTAAGGTTTGCTTGACGCCAGTTCATTCAATGGAGATGATTAATGCTGGTAAAAGGATTAGGCTTCTTAAAGACATTGTTGGTAGAGATAGAATACCTGATAGGTGCTACGATCCTGTACCTGATGGTAAGTCTGGTAACTATAAGCTTTCTATTGGTTGTGTTTATTGTAGACACAAGAGTATGTGTTGGTCTGATGCTAACCAAGGCAAGGGCATCAGGACGTTCAAGTATGCGAATGGTAACAGGCACTTGGTGCAGATTACGAAGACACCTGATGTTGAGGAAGTAATTAATTAAACATGCATTGGAAATACCACAGGAAGCCTGATCCTAAAAGTCATTTTGGATTTGTCTATCTCATTACAAACAAGAAGACGGGCAGAGCTTATGTAGGTTGCAAGCAATACTGGCATCCAGTGAAGAGGAAGAAAGGGAGTACCAAGGCAACCGAGAGAGAATCCAACTGGATTATTTACATGGGTTCCTCTAAATTATTATTGGAAGATATTAAGAAGCTCGGCAAGAGAAGCTTTAAGTTTGAGATAATCTCGGAGTTTAAAAATAAAAGAAGCCTAAAATATTATGAACTATATTATCAGATGAAGTATAATGTTTTATCCTCTACCTTGGAAGGTACAGATGAACCAGCATATTATAATAATTATGTGGGTGGTAAGTTCTATAGGCCAGTACAAGAGTTTAAGAATGAACCTGCAAGATTTAAATAATATACTACAGTTACAATCGGAAGAGTTTACAAACTCAGAGAATCTTTTATTCTTATCAGTTATATATCAGGCGTTGCTTGATGTTACTGAACCTAAAGTTGAGAATGAAACTACGAGCATAACATCTATCAGGGATCAGGCAGCGGCTTGGTTCTTTGCGTCAATAGGTATACCAAGTCAGGACTTTGAATTTATCTGTGATAATGCCGGTCTTAAACCTTCACTGGTCAGGGATTTTGCAGCCTATGTTATTAATTCAGATGATCCGGGTGAGGCTAGAAATAAATTGAACCTTATATGGAAAGGAGGTAAGAATGAATAGTCATTTAAAAGAAACACGCATGACCTATGTAGAACACTTTTGGTTTGCCTTGACATTTGCAATGGAAAGTGCTTTTATGTCGGTAATACTTTTTATACATGCAATTTTCCCATGTATTTTCTCACAGTATTTTACACAATGGATGAACAGTTGCCATGCCAGACTACAAAGACGAGCAAGAACTAAATAGTGAATCAAGAGATAAGTATATCTTGAGAAGACTAAGAGAAGATAGAGAGCAAGTAGAAGCAATAAAAGAAGGAGAAGCTTTAGACATACAAATAGGAGGGAACCACTATAAAGATTGTAAGATACAGCCTGTAGAATATATATGTTCCAATGGGCTTGATTTTCTTGAGGGTAATGTGGTTAAGTACATCACCCGCCACCGAACCAAAGGTGATGGTGAAGAAGACATACGTAAAGTAATTCACTATGCACAATTAATACTGGAAATATATTATAAATAAGAAAGGGGAGCCATGCCAAACAACCACCTACCAACTCTTTACCAAGAATTTATTCACCTATCAAGGTACTCTCGTTGGCTATATGATAAAGAGAGGAGAGAAACTTGGCCCGAAACAATAGGGAGATACTTCTCTTTCTTTAAAGAGCATCTAAAAGAACTACATAATTATAATCTATCGGATGCTCTGATAAAAGAATTAGAGGATGCTGTCCTGTCCCTTCAGGTAATGCCCTCTATGCGGTGCCTTATGTCAGCCGGTGAAGCTCTAAAGAGGGAGAACATTGCAGGATATAACTGTTCTTATGTTGCCATTGATCGTGTACAATCTTTCGATGAGATACTTTACGTACTTATGAATGGTACTGGTGTAGGGTTCAGTGTTGAGCGCCAGTTTGTTTCCAAGCTACCTGAAGTAGCAGAAGATTTCCACCATACAGATTCCACGATCCTTGTTGCTGATAGCAAGATGGGGTGGGCGAAAGCATTGAAAGAACTTATTGGTATGCTGTATGTAGGGCAGATACCCAAGTGGGATTTAAGCAAGGTGCGGCCAGCAGGTTCTCCCCTCAAAACATTTGGTGGTAGAGCGTCGGGACCAGAACCCCTAGAGTCGCTGTTTGAGTTTTGTATTAAAGTATTTCAAGACGCAGCAGGACGCAAGCTTAACTCCATAGAGTGCCATGACATTGTATGCAAGATAGGTGAGGTTGTAGTAGTAGGTGGTGTGCGTAGGTCTGCCCTTATTAGCCTGTCTAACCTGTCTGATGATCGTATGCGTCATGCAAAGGCTGGTCAATGGTGGGAAGCTAATCCTCAGAGAGCCTTGGCCAACAACTCTGCTTGCTACACAGAGAAGCCAGACATAGGTATCTTTATGGATGAGTGGAAAGCTCTCTATGATTCCAAGTCAGGTGAGCGTGGTATATTTAATCGTGAGTCTGCCATAAAGATGGCGGCTGCTAATGGTCGAAGGCAGACAGAAGGGTTGGAGTTTGGTACTAATCCCTGCTCAGAGATTATACTAAGGGATCGTGAGTTCTGCAATCTATCTGAAGTTGTAGTCAGGGCAGACGATACTCCTAAATCTTTAAAAGATAAGGTACGCATGGCTGCTATTCTTGGAACCTTGCAATCAACACTGACTAATTTTAGGTATATTTCCAAGACGTGGAAGAAGAACTGTGAGGAAGAGAGGCTGCTTGGTGTTTCCCTTACAGGTATAATGGACAACGCTCATACCAATGGCAAGTATTTAAATAGAGTTGATCTTGCAAAACTATTAGAAGAGTTAAAAGAAATTGCTGTAGCTACAAATAAAGAGTGGGCAAAGAAAATTGGTATTCCTCAGTCAGTTGCTGTTACCTGTGTTAAACCATCAGGTACAGTCAGTCAGCTAACTGATGCGGCCTCTGGTATCCATGCAAGACACAACTCTTACTATATACGTACAGTGCGAGGCGACAAGAAAGACCCTTTAACAAAGATGATGGTAGAATATGGCTTCCCTGTAGAGAACGATGTGATGAAGCCTGATCATACTTCTGTCTTCTCCTTTCCCATGAAAGTAGAACAAGGCGCAGTCTTTCGTACAGATCGGTCAGCCATACAACAGCTAGAGTTATGGCTTATATATCAAAAGCATTGGTGCGAACATAAACCATCTGTCACTATCTCAGTAAAGGAACATGAATGGATTGATGTGGGTGCGTGGGTATATAAACACTTTGAGTATATGAGCGGTGTATCTTTCTTACCCTTTAGTGAACACACCTATCAACAGGCACCCTATCAAGACTGTTCTGAGAAAGAATACAAAGAACTTGTCAAGAAGATGCCAAAGAATATTGATTGGAGTAAGCTATCTGATTGGGAAAATATTGACATGACTACCGCATCACAAGAGCTAGCCTGTGTTGCAGGAGCTTGTGAGATATGAGTGTAAAAAAACTCTTGACAAACCATTATAAAGTATGCTATACTATTTATATTAAATATCTTTGAAGGAGATTATCATAATGAATAATGCAGAAAACATGGAGCATATGAATTTCCTTCTAAAGGAAATAAAAATATTGGAGGGAAAAATAAGACACCACGACACAGGACATATTCATACAACTATTCGTACCCTAGAACAAAGAGTAAAGGAAGTTCAAAGTGATATGCTAAAGGAAGAGAAGATTAAATATGTCTAATTTTAAAGGTAAAGATAAAGGAATATAAATGAGAAAGTCACCCAATACAGTATACATAGGCTATGATCCTAAAGAATCTACAGCCTATGAAGTTTTAAAGTTTACTATCGAGCGAATAGCCGTAGATAATGTACGAGTTGTCCCCATAAGGCGTGATGTTGTAGAACGTATGGGTATGTACACCAGAACATATGATACAGTTGATGGTCAGGACATTGATACTATTGATGGCAAGCCTTTCTCCAGTGAGTTTAGTTTTACTAGGTTCTTGGTACCAGCCATGAATATGTATGAGGGCTGGGCGCTGTACATGGATTGTGATATGTATCTACGCACTGATATTAACGACCTGTTTGAAGAATACAAAACAAATTACTACCCATTGTACTGTGTCAAGCATCAGTACGAACCGGGTGATGGCTTTAAAATGGATGGTCGTAAGCAGGAGAACTACCGTCGAAAGAACTGGTCTAGCTTTATGTTGTTTAATTGTAGTCACGATCTCAATAAACAACTGACTCCTGAAGTTGTTAATACAATGCCGGGTAGTTGGCTGCATGGCTTTGAGTGGTTGCCTGATAAAGACTCTGATATAGGCAAGATACATGAAGAATGGAACTGGCTGGACAATCATTCACCAGAAGATATGGATGCAAGGAATGTTCACTTTACTACAGGTGGGCCTTGGTTTAAGAATTGGAGGTGTAGTCGAGCTACGGATGGTAAGTATGCTGCAGAATGGAATGGAGATTATACCTACTTGGTGGGTACTGGTAAATTACAACCACTGGATATTGTTTAATGAAGTATAAGTTTGTTACATGTTTTAATGAGGACTATCTACAGAAGATGACATCTCAGTTGCTTACTCTAATGAGTACAACTTGGGAACCCTCTATAGAAATTCATTGTTATTACTACGATATAGATATTAAAAACTATTCTCTTCCCAAGGCCAAGCATATTTTTTATCATAACCTAGAGGAAGTAGAAGATTTTAATGAGTGTCTTACAGCCAATAAAGTTCACGACGGTACTGAAGGAGGGAGTGTTCAGTATAACCGTTCTATAGATGCAATAACATTCATCCCTAAAGTAGTAGCACTGACTGAGGCAGCATTTAATAATGAAGATTGCTGGTTGTTTTGGATTGATGCTGATACCATGTCAAAGAAGAACATTCAAGTAGATGATCTTGATAAGCTTATGCCAATCAACGGTGATAAGTGTGATGTGGTTTGCCTCATAGACAAAGAAGAAGACCCTGATTATTTCCTACAGGGCTTTAATCTGGGGCGTCAGACACCAGTAGATATGCTGGGTGATCTACGTGGCTCCTATATCTCTGGAGAATTTCTAAACTATCGTGAGTGGTATGATGGTTTTATTATGAGTAGGTTGCTAACTATATATACTGCTCATGGTATGAGAGTACATGAAGTAAGTACAGAAGATTCAATAGCCCAAGATTTATTCATACATCTTAAAGGTAGTACTAATATTGCCCTGCGTGATAGTAGCGGCAATCGTATGTTTAAATTATCTGATGAAGAAACATCCCCGGATATATTGCCAAACAGGTACAGGCAGCTTGCTGATATTGTACGTCTATACAAACCCAAGACTATCTTAGAAACAGGAACATGGAATGCTGGCCGTGCCATTGAAATGGCTCTAGCATCCTTTGAGAAGCATGATAAAGTTCATTACATTGGATATGATCTATTTGAAGATGCGACTATAGAGACTGATGAAGAAGAGTTCAATGTAAAACCACATAATACTTTAGCGGCAGTTGACAAAAGATTATCAGAGTTTTCTAAATCAATGGAGACTTCTGATAAGAAGTTTACATATGAGTTACATAAAGGCAATGTACGTGATACTTTAAACAGTCTTTACATTGATGAAGTTGAGCTTGCCATGATAGGCAGTGGTAACAGCACCAAGACTGTTGAACATGAATATAGTGTATTAAAAAATGTTCCCATTATAGTGATGGATCATTTCTTTACAAAGGATGATGATGAAAATATTCCGCCAGAAGAATACCATGGTATTAAAACCATCTTTGATAAGATACCCACCAAGAAAGTTGATGCTCAAGAAACTACTGAGGATGGCTGGACTGTGTTCGATGAGTCCACCAATGCTAGGAAGTATATTCTGCCTTCTGGCGATAGTGTTGTTGGCGGTGGGCATACTCATCTGTGTTTAATTCTATCTGATGACTCATTAGAAGATTGTCCTGATGAATTAAAACGAGTACCTGTAGTTGTACATCCAAGAGATTGTGTACCTAAAGATTATATCAAGAATAATATTAAATCAAATATGCAGTTACTGGATGACAATAAGTTTGTAATTAAACACCCTCCCCATAAAGACACGGCTATCTTAATTTCGGCTGGCCCCTATATTAATTTTAAGAAATTAAAACAGCTTATTAAAAAGAATAAGAATGCCAAGGTGGTATGTGTTAAACATTCTTATCCAACCCTGTTGGAGAATGGCATTGATCCATGGGCATGTGTAATCCTTGATCCACGCCCTATTACTGGTGTCTCTACACATGGTATAGTACGTAAAGAATTGTTTAAGAAGCTGGACTCTACTACTAAATTCATGCTTGCATCCATGACCGATCCCAGTGTTACCGAGTACCTGCTGGAGAAGGATTGTGATGTGTGGGGATGGCACGCCTTTACTGACTCTTTAAGAGATGACTCAGAACAAGGTAGAGAAATTAAAAATCAACAGGTCAAGATCACTGAAGAACTGGGCCTACCTAAAGGGGCTACCCTTATCACAGGCGGTACGTGTGCAGCCATGAGAAGTATTGGTCTGCTACATACAATGGGCTTCAGAAATATACATCTATTTGGCTTTGATTGCTGCATGGAGGAACCTACCAAGGAACAGATGACTGAGACTACAGGAGATTTAGAGGGTGGTGAAGCACCCAGACCTAAATACTTCCAAGTAACAGTAGATAATAATACCTACTGGACCACAGGTGAGCTTCTGGCCATGGCACAGGACTGTGAGAAGATATTCGCCGATGAAGGTCTTCAAGGTGTCTTGACATTCCATGGCGAAGATACTATGGTAGCTGATCTATGGCGTATCAAGGAAGAGAAAGAGAAACGCCCACAATTTAAAGGTCATTATGATTGATAGTAATAAACTTCTGAACAGAACAGAACCATCTAAAAGATATTCAGATTTAATTTCTGAATATAAAGATATGCACAAGTCAGCAAAGGGCATGTTCAATGGACGCAGCCTTGTAAAGTATATTGATATTATTAAAGACTACCTAGAAAATAACGATTGTAAAACACTTATTGATTATGGTTGTGGCAAGGGACTTCTCTATACAGATGATTATGAATTGGTAACTGAGAAGAAAAAGTTTTATAAGAATCTTAATAAGCCATTACCTGAGTACTGGGGTCTTACTAAACATGCTTTATATGATCCCGGCCATGAAGAACATAGCAAGCTTCCAATAGGATTATATGATGCAGCTATATGTACTGATGTACTGGAGCATGTCCCAACACCCGATCTTAACTGGGTGATACAGGAGATATGTAGCTATGCACAGAAGATGGTATTTCTAAACATAGCCTGTATGCCAGCCTTAAAACATCTGAAAGATGGTAGCAATGCCCATGTCTCATTGCATAGTCCGTATGATTGGCTTCAGCTTATTGCTAAAATTATAGATGAGAGGACTAAAACTAAAAATGATTTGATTGCTTATATTTTCTTTGATGTATATGATGAAAATAAAAAGCTAGTAACAGAAGGATATAAAATTCATAAGCGTATTAACATTGTGCCTTTAACTCAGAAAGATGAGGAAAGAGGCGCTACCTTAATAGGAGAAGAAGAATGTTAGGAATTGCAGATTCAATTATTGGAGTAGCAGGTAAGGTTCTCGACAAGTTTGTAGAGGACAAAGACCTGAAGACCAAGCTAGACTTTGAGCTACGTAAAGCATACTCAGATGCTAACATTGCTCAGATAGAAGTAAATAAAGAACAGGCAAAGCATCCTAGCCTGTTTGTTGCAGGGGCAAGACCCAGCATCATGTGGATATGTGCCTTTGGTCTGGGTTGGCAGTTCGTATTCCTGCCTATTGCAACATGGTATATTGCCTTTACGGGCCAGCTAGTACCATTACCCAATATCGAGACTGAGGGATTGATGTCCCTGACATTGGCGCTCTTAGGTCTTGGTGGTATGCGTACCTTTGAGAAGAAGAATAATACACATAGAAATAATATGAAGCATCGCTAATGCATTTACTTTCTATAGATGAATTTGACAGCAGGAGAATAGACAGGCTCTTTACTCATGCCAATACTTTACAACTAGGCATACCGCCTCAACCCCCACAGTCTAAAAAGATTCTGGCAAATCTTTTCTATGAGCCATCTACCCGAACCAGTTCAAGTTTTTTTTCAGCCATGACAAGGCTGGGACATACTGTGCTGCCTATTAATGAGGTCATTTACTCCAGTGTAACCAAAGGAGAAACACTGGAAGATACAATAAAGACTTTATCCAGCTATGTGGACATCATTGTCTTGAGACATCCTTCTGTAGGGGCATCTAAAGCAGCCGCCAAAGTTTCTTCTGTGCCTGTTATTAATGCTGGCGATGGTATAGGAGAGCATCCTACCCAGACATTGCTTGATCTGTATACAATCTGGAGAAAGTTTAAACATATAAATAATCTTACCATTACCCTGATGGGCGATCTGAAGAATGGAAGGACTGTTCATAGTCTGGTCAATGTTCTTCGCAAGCTTTATAATGTTAATATTAATCTTGTCAGTCCTGATAATCTTCAGCTTCCCTATTATCTTGATAATGCAATTCCTAAATCAACTTCTCTTACAGAGAATATATGCAAGACAACAGATGTACTTTATATGACCAGAGTTCAGAAAGAACGAGGATCAATCGGGGAGTATAAACTTACTAAGGATCATGTCGATCTCCTTAAAAAGAATATGATTGTGATGCATCCCTTTCCCAGACAGAATGAAATACCTACATGGTTTGATACAGATCGAAGAGCCTATTACTTTAAGCAAATTCAAAATGGTTTGTATGTACGCATGGCTATCCTCAGTGAGATTATAAATGCTAAATGATAAGCAAGAGAAGTTTGCCCAGTCGTATATCCTGCACAGGAACGCAACTGAAGCAGCCAAGGCGGCAGGGTATGCGGCAGGTTCAGCAGCCAATCAGGGCTATAGACTTATCCATGATGAAGCGATTGCTGAGAGGGTAAGAGAACTGGAGAATGAACTTGTAACCAATGTAGATGTCATTGAAGAGATTGAAAATCAATATACATTTGCAAGAGCTAATGGTCATACCAATAGCGCACTCAAAGCTCTGGAATTACTGTCTAGGATTAGGGGTAACAACTCTGACATAGACGGTGGGCTTGATGAAAAGTCTTTGGAGGATGGGATAGTACAGTGTCTTAATATCTTGGGCGCTGATAAAGTATTTACCATGCTGAACAAGTGTGACTTCATGGAGGAAGAGGAGGAGGATACCGATGATACTGATTAGTCCGCCCTTTGGTAATTATATTTCCTTAAAGGGATGTACCAGTGTAAGGGGTAGCTATACTTATTTAAAGAGAAGGGGACTGGTAAAACAAATTATAAAAACCCTTCGGCCAACAAAGGGTGGATGGAGGAACTCTATTGGACTACGCAACAAGGGTATCTCCAATATAAAGAAGTATGATAAAGATAGTATCTATAGCATCACCGCCCTTAAACCTGTCTCTAAACTTTACTATCCCCCTTGGTCTATACTACACTCTCAAATACCCAAAGAAATATCATTGGAATTAAACATTGGATGTCCCAATGTCTCTGGTATATCAGAACTTAAAAACTATCACATTATAGATTTCGTAGAGAAGTTTGATAGTATAATAGTTAAAGTTCCACCCACATTTTCACTGGATGATATTGCAAGGCTATATGATCTAGGCATAACCAAGTTTCATTTAAGTAATACGCTGCCCATGGTAGATCATAATGGAAATGGATATGGTGTCAGTGGCAAGAGATTAAAAGAACACAACCTCCCCTTTGTGGAGAGCACTGCCTCTTTCTTTAAGCTAAAGAATACTCCGGTATCCATCATAGCTGGAGGAGGCATATATAAATCAGAAGATGTGGAAGATTATTACAATGCAGGAGCTACAGACTATAGCCTAAGTACCATATTCTTTACACCTTGGAAGGTGCCTGAAGTGCTGGATACCATTAAACATCTAAGGTTAAACTAAACTTAAAATGTCTATGTGTCATGGATCATTTTAACTAGAGAAGGCCACTCAGTGAGGCTCTACGGGCCTTTAAAAGGGTATCTAAGAATAATATGGGGTGATAACTTCCCCATCCTCATGTGATACACTGAAAACATCATCAGGAAATTCATTTACTAACATATCTTCTACCCCTAATTTAAGGGTGAAGACACTGGCAGCACACCCTGCACATGATCCTGTGAGCTTAACGTGTACGTTCTTGGATTCTTCATCATAGGATAGTAGTTCTATACTACCACCGTGCATGGCAATAGCAGGTGCTACCCTGTCAGCCAAAGCAGATTCTATCTTGGCAAAGAGTGTCATTCATATAGCTCTTGGTTTATAATCATAGGGGTTACGCATCATTACAGAACCTCCACCCTTTTTCTCCTCTTTATCTTCTCTTAAAACAGGCTTTGATGCTCGCATAGGAGCAAATATTCCAAGGTCTCCAGCAAGTCTTGAATAGTCTGGATGGCTTGGTTTTAGATTTGCTACAGCTACTGCTCTTTTCCACTGTTCTGTTGTTTTAAAACCCTCTGGTTTTTTTCCAGAAATCTCTCCACCGAGAATTTTTTCATAATTTTCTACTGCTGCTTTCCTAGCTTCTTCTTTTTCTTTGTCAAATTTATTTTTACTTGCTTGCTGTTTAGCAGTAAGTTTTTTCTTTTTAATTAAATCATATGTAATAGGTTCAGAAACATTCATATAACGATCAGCACCGGGTAGTTTACCTACTACGTCTGTTTTAATTATTTTATTTAATTTTGAACTGCTTAGTATATCATGTTCGTCACTAATAATAATAACTACTTTTCCTTTTTTATTAATAGAAGTCATATAATTAACACCACCTAATTCATAAGCGTCCGTCGTTCCAGACCCTGTAATAATAGCAGCCCTTCCTTTAAGAACTTCTTCAGGATTTAAAACTTTGAGTCCTCCTTCTTGTAGTTTTTCTAAAAATTTCTTATCAGAAGTATATGCCCTCTTAGAAGAAAAAACAGAGTCTTTAATCTTTGTTAAATTAATACCGTCTGGAGCTTTTTTATCCGGTAGTATATCACTGGCGAGCTTGCGCCAACCCGGATTGTAGCCGGTATCGGAAAGCTCCCACTTAGTATACGGATTAACTTTCTCTTTATGATGACCTTTTACATCTGGTTTTTTTGTAATACTTCCCGTCATACCGGGGTCTATATGTCCTGCTGATCCTGTATATACTCTTCTTATATTCATCTGATATGTTTTCTTTGGATTCATCTCTTGTACTTCTGCAATTCTTTTGAACATTGATGTTATATCTTTTTTGTCTATACCTGCCAGATCACCTACCGTATCAAAGTAATCATCTACATTAAAGTTTTTAAAAGTTTTAATATGATCAATCTTATCTATATTTTTTAAGAAGCCTTCTAATCCGCTATCGGGTCCATGATATTGCTTGATCATAGACCTTGATTGACTTAGTTGCCCCATAGCTTTTTTTGCCGCATCACTGGCTATAGTTCTGAACCCTGAAATTTTTTCTTTTAATTTTTTATGCTTTTTTTCTATAACCGCAAACTCTTTTGTAGGAATCTGTTCAGCACTGCCTACCCATTTTTTATTTTTATTATCCCACCTCTGAGCAAACTCACCAGTATATGCAGTCTTATTAGTCATCATATCTTGCATTTGTTGATCTAAAGATTTTAGTTCAGGGGTTAGTTCATCTATTTTAGAAGTCATTCTCTTAGTTACTTTAAGAGAATTTCGAGCAGCTTTTTGATCGGCAGCACTAATATTAAACTCATCTTGAATTGCTCTGGCTTTAGGACCATATCTGGACCTAATTACATCACCTGCTCCTTCGGGTAAAGTCTTTGCGAAAGCTAATCCCTGCTCCACTGGAGTAGCTCCCGGCCTATAAAAACCCGGTATTTCATTTCTAAGATTAGTAAAGAGTTTTTGTCCCGATGCTCTTAGAGCGGCTTTAGTAACCCCACCTGAAGGAACAAAAGGTACAAGACCAGAAAGAAGAAAAGCTAAATTAGTCCAGTTAGGGTCTTCAGCTAATGTTACAGTGTCTGCAACTCCACCAGCAATATCTCCAACAACAGGAATAAATGCTGTCGATAGAGCTATCTTATCAAGCGTAGACATATCTCCTGTTGCAGCAATATCTTCTTTTGTTTTTAATCTATCTCTGTCTATTTTAGTTAGATCACCTGATCTTAATCGACCAGTTGGCCTCCTAATAAGAGAACTTAAACCACCCCTATTCTGACTAGCCATATAGTCTGTAAATTTTTCAGGATATCTTTCCTTTAATCTTTGTAATCTGGGTGAGAGTTTTTCAGCCATTGTTTACTTTCCCATTATGTTAGAAAGGATATAAAAAAATATCAACATCCCTATTCCATATATCCAAATACCTGTTATCATTACTTATAGCTCCATATCCACGGTCTGGGATTATCCTGACTATCTTCTAGGTCATCCAAGTGTATGAACCTTTTAACGGCTGCTCCTCTTTGTGCCACACCTATACCTGTCATGCCACATCCTAAAGCTAGACGTACCAATCTCAATGCTGGCTTGCCCATAACCAAAACATCAACAGCCCTGCCCTGTACATGTGCTGAATATCTGGCACCACCTATTGCCATGTTGTGTGCGGGATGTCTATACCCCGATGTAATAATCATAGGCTCATTAAACTTTATTCTTAGCTTCTCAAGTTTCGACATGAACCCTTTGTTCATATCATACTCTCCAGTACCTCTACAAGCCAGTTCTTCTCTTGTAAAGAATTGTGAATTAATAGACATTACTTTATTATTCTCTCCATTAAGTTATCCAGTTTACTTTCTACACGATCAAAACGACTCATAATTTTAGCAAGGTCTCTCTCGACTTCAGCCTTGAGTGCATACTCCTTTGCCATTTCCTCTCTGGTTCTGCTAACCAACTTCCTGTTCTCCTCTATTTTTATACCAATCCCTCTCATCCACCACACAAATGAACCACAGGCAAGACTTAGTATGGCATTCCAGATCATGTGGCTTGATGCTTCCATTATTTATTCTCCAATATTTGTACCTAATCGAAAGGTATGATTTCTGGTTTTTGGTTAGTAATTTCTTCTTTGTAAGCTTTAGAAAGTTTCCCTATAATTTCAAGTGGATTTCTCTTACCAAATTTTTCTTGTAAAATATTCATTAAATTTTTGTTATCCATTGGATTTAAAACAGCTTGAGTAAATGGAGTATTCATTACCAATAATGCTTCCTTTCCATTTTTTTCATATTGCATATTGGGTCCAGAAACAGCACGATAAATTCCACCTATACCTAAAGATTTAGAATTACCATTTTTATCTTGATAAGAAAATAAAGAATATAGATTCATTTTCTCTTGTAATTTATTATAGTTTTCTCTTTTTACTTGCATAGATTCTTTATATTTACTTACTATATTTTCAACAATAGTTGGGGTCATTTGTTCTGGTTTTAATTGCCTTAAATAACTTGTAAAAGATTTATCACTTAAATCTAACTGACGCATATCTTTATAAATAGTATATCCTATAGATTTATTAATATCATTTGTAACAGTTCTTTGCCCTGTCATTAACCAGCTATTCATATCATTCATAGTTAAAGGATAACCATATGAATTACGAGCTATTTCTGCTACCTCTGAAGCTTTCATTTGATCAAAGTATGCTCTAACAGCTTGAGATGTTCCCGGTTCTAAAGACCTAGCAAGTTCAAAAACAATACGTTTAGCATTTTCATAATTAATTCCCGGCTGCTCTTCTGAAAATAAATCTCCATGACCAATAGAACTCGCAGCAATATTAATAAGACCATCCACTACAAACTTTGGAGATGTATATGGACCTATAATAGATTCACCCAATCCTTTGACAGTATCTTCTATTGTAGTAGAGCTTAACATATCTCCACCAAGTATCCGACCAGTTAATCTTACAGCAACTTTATTAAAATCTGCTGCATCATATTGTGCAGAGTTTGCATATCTACCTATTATAGATCGTTGACCAGTTTTAGAATCTACTGCTTCTTTAAAACCTTGTAACAGGTAAGGGTTAGCACCTCTTGCAAAAGCTGGTCCTGATAATTCAACAACTCTTTTATTTATTTTATTTTGTTCAGAAGCAGAAATATTTTTATTAGGAGTTTCTGTTAATAATTCATTATTAGCATTTACATAAGATTCAAGTCCATAAGTAGTAGCAGCAAAACCTGTTCCTCTTCTAACACCTCTTTTTATTAATCTCCCACCTAATTTTATATTTCCTTTTCTTATTTCATTAGAACCTTTAACTAAATCTGTTAATGAATATGTAATAATATTTTTAGATGTTCGTACCATTTCAGAAGGAAATAAAGCATACGTACCAATAGGTAATCTAGATAACATTCTAGCTCCCGGCGCAGCCACACTATATGAAGGCATAACATCACGAACTATTTCAGATGCCATTGAAAATAATTCATCATCTGAAACAGTATTACCATACATCTTTTTTAATTCTCTGTATTCTATTTCATGAGCTATTAATTTAGCATATGTATCAGGAACACCATAAGCTTGACTTAAATTTTCCATACCCTTTTTATAAGTTTTTGATAAAGGGTTTTCTAAATTTTTACCATATAAATTAATATTTTTACGAATAATCTCTGAAGATAAATCACTATCAACAACACCTTCTTCTCTTAATCTTTCTAATCTTTTTAAAGATTCTTTATTTTCTAACCTATACATTTCAAACATATCTTTAGTTGCTTGTCGAACAACATCATCTTTTCCAATAGCAGAAAATATATATCCGTTACTTCCAAGATTTTGAATAGCACCTAAAGTATTTACAAAGTATGCAGGTATATCTAAAACTGTTTGGGTAGCCTGACCATATGCAGCAACTTGTGCTAATGTATTACCAAATTTTCCACCACCTAACTTTGAATTACTCCAGTAATCTATACCATTTTCAAAATAATTAAAAAGTGTTTCATCTGTATAAATATCTTTTAAAAATTTTCCAGACTGAACACCTTTCTTTCCTAATTCTTGTTTAACTAAATCTTCTAAATTTTTAGGAGTACGAGCAGGAGGTGTTTTTTTACCTTTAGGATATTTTTGTGTTTTTTGTCTTTTAATAGTAGCTCTTTTTTTAGGTAAAAAATTTACAAATCCACCTAACTCTATAGTAGCTGTATCTCCATCAGCTTTTTCTAAAGCTTTACGAGCAAACTCATCTAGTGTTGAAAAATATTCAGCACTTTTAATTAATTTTTGTTGAGTAGTTAATGTTTCAGCAAGTCTACCTACAGCATCTTTTCTTTCACCTAATAAATTTAATATAGGTTCAGTTAAATCTTGTCTTCTTTTTAAAGAATTTAAAGATTTTCTAGTGTTTGTTCCAGCTTTAGGAGTAAGGTCTCCTAAAAGTTTTGGTATGTCTAAAATAAAATCAGTAGAGTCTATATCACCAGATAAGTTTCTAACTAGCGCAGCTATTCTATCATCAATTTGTTCTGATGAAGCTTTAGGAAATTGTTTTTTAAGCGCATCTCTTGCACCCTCTACTTTATTTAAAAACTCTCCATCAATTTTATCTTTACCGTCTAAGGCTTCTATAATTTTTTGTAAGTAAGCAGGATTATTAACAGCCTCAAAACTTCTTGTTATATAAAATTTACCTTCACTACGATTAACGCCTAATTTTCTATCACCTTTTAGTCCAAGTAAATTATTTAATTGATTCTCATTTCCCTCTATTAAATTTCCTACTTCTTGTAAAGATTTTAATACTTGAGTTCCTTGTAAGGAAGGTGAAATAGTTCCATCATCAAAAAAGTTATTAATATCATCGTCTTTAATTCTTGTATTTACTTTATTTTTTATTCTTGCTAATCTATCTTTATTAATTTCTTTTTGTAATTTTTTTAAAGAAGCTTTTATACTTAAACCAACATTACTTCCCCTTTCTTTTTTAAGAGCCGCATTAAATATTTCTCTAGGAAGTGTAACATTAGATTTAAAAAATCTTCCTACTTTTGTATTTAGTTCTGCTAATCTCTCTGTTATATTATGCCTAACAGGTTTACTTGGATCGACAACATCAGTTTCTTTTTGTAATGTTTTAACTTTAACATTTTTTGTTGAGGGAGTTTCTTCTAAATTCTTACGTACAGCATCTGCTATATTTTGAGCATCTCTACTAACAGGCATAACACGACTTAAAAGACCACCAGTAATCATTCCAAGACCTGTAGATATAGCTGCTTTTTCAACATTTATAGGATCATCTGGTTTAGCAATAATTTGTGTTCCTACATCAAAGCCACCACCATATCCACCACCAGCAACTATTGCAACTCCTGTTTGTTTAGCTTTTAAAATTTTAGCAGCTTGGGTTTTTAATTCATCATCTGTTACTTCTTTAACTTTTCTTTTAATAGCTTTATCTTTACCTACATTTTCAACAGCTTCTTCAACTATATTTTTTTTAGTAAGTTGTGCTGTTATTTGATTTTTAAATGCTAGTTTAGCTGCTGTGGAAGCTGCTTTACCACCAATTAATTTAGCAAGCGCACCTATACCTAATGTACCTACTAAACCTATAATAGTTTCAGGAGCAAGTGTAGTATTTTTAACAGCACGTAAAAAACTTTTCATATCTGAATCTGCTACTTCAAATTGTTGTAAAGAATCAGACCATGCTCTTTGCTGCTCTTTAGACATATCTCCTATATTATAAGCAGTCAATCCAAGATTAGTTAAATCATTCCCTAATTTTGAATGACGATCCATAAACCAATCGCCTATACTATTATAACCTTCTTTTTCTGTATTAAACTCTACATCGGGATTTTCCTGATCCCAAATTATTTTTGCATTTTTATTCCAATCTTTATTAGTAGCTAAAGCAGATACAGCTTGAGACTCTCTATCTTTAATAGCTTTTTCATAAACTTCTTTACCTAAATCTTTAGTGCGAGGCTGTACTTTTTTTAAAACATCAGAAGATATTCTACCTCTTTTTTTAGGATCAACTGTAACTGTTTCTAAAGAAGAATCTGAAGGAGGATCAAAAGGAATAAAATCAGGAAATGCCATAATAAAACCTATTGTTTCACGAATCCGGCTTCAGTTACTTTAAATCTTGTATCACCAATTTGTATAATTGTATTTAAATAATTATTTTTATCTTCTTTTACAACTCTATTTGCGTCCTTCATCGTAGAAAATGTTTTAACTGAATTAGATGTATCAGTTTTTGGATCAGTATTTGCTGTCGCATAGTCATAAGCTTTAAGTTGTGCTTTATAACTTGTACTCCCTAACTCCTTTAATTTATCTGTATATAACTTTCTAAATTGTGCTTGACGTTTAAGCATTTGTTGATAAAGTGGATTGTCCAAAGGAGGAGAACCTTCTCCTGCACCTAAATTTCCTTCCTCGTCGACCATAAAGCCATACTCTTTTCCTATCTGACCTTCTCCTTGTTTAATAAGACTTCCAAAAGATTTATCTTTTGAAGTTCCTTTTGCCTTAGACATTGCAAGTAAATAGTCACCGTATATTTTCATTTCCTCCATAAATCTTTTTCGTATATTGCTGTCCAGTGCATTTACTTCTTTTTGCTGTTTTTTAGTAAGACCTAAGAGTTTAACTTCAGTAGTGAATCCTAATGTATCCACATCTTTCATAAAGTCTATTTCATCTTTTGCAATTTGCATTAACAATTTATTCTTTTCTTTTCTATCAGCATCTGCATTAAGAGTAGCTTGTCTAAAACCTTCTGCCATATTGGTAAAAGCATTACCACCCGGCTTACCTATCGCCGCCGCAACTGTAAACCAAAACTTTTGTTTTGCGTTTGGATCATCACCAACAAGTTTTGTAACCATGTTTTGATATTTAGTGAATCTCTCTTCTTGTCTTTTTTGAAAAGCATTAGTTTCTTTTCTAATACCTGCTATTTCTGCAGCACTAGCATCTCTATTTTTTAATATTCTTTGTTCTTCAATTCTTGCTATCTGTGCTATATTACCAGCCGTAGAATTCCTTACTCTTGCTTCAGCACTAAGCTCCTTCCCCACTGGGGACACGTCTACTTTCATAGTTGGGTCTTTTTCTCGTTTAGCAAGAGCTTCTTCTGTACCCACTATATCTCCAGTAATACTTTGAAAAGGCATGTCCTTTTTAATTACATCAGGAATATCTAAAGCTGTACGAGGATTAGCCATATAGCCCGGTATGCGTTCGGCTGTCTCGACCGTGAATTCACCCCCTTCAGCACTATCATAGTGGTCCTGAAGTCCTCCTACCTGTCCGGGTTCTTGCCTATACACCACAGGCGGTACAACCTGACCACCCATGTTCCTACGCATATGGTTCATATAAGGATATGCTTGAGGCATAGAGGCAAGACCACCACGAATAGAACCACCAGCTTTAAACATACCACCAAAAGTACCGCCACCACCCAAATAAGCTCCGATACCAGTAGCTGCCAGCGACCCTAAGGTTTTACCCATACCCGGTCCACCCCCGGCTTGAGTACCTGTTTTTACCACATTGGGTTGTTTCCATATTGGATTCCCTAGAAGAGATTGATACCATTTATTAAGTTCATTTCGTCCAAACTCTTCTTTATCCCAATATTTTGTTTGAGCATCATCCAGTGTTGACTGGACCATCTGTTGTTTTTCACCACCTATGGCCTCTAAGAGGGCTTGCTCTTTAATGCCTCCAGTAAACATTTCTTTATTTAAATTTTGCAATGCAAGAGCAGATTGTTTCTCTCTTTCCTTTTGAGACTTGAATAAGTTTTGAGCATCTTGATAGGCTTTTTGCTGACCCGTTGCTTCTAAATCTGCCATCAATCTATTCTGTCCTGATTGCAACTCAGCGGCCTGAACACCAGCCCTAGACCCTAGACCACTCATAGCGCCCGCCTGAACAGCCTGTGCTTCAAACTGAGGAAGCTTAGTACCCTCAAACTGACGTTGTGCCGCTGCTTTTTGAGCATCAAGCGAGGCCCTAAGATAGGGAGACATATACTTTTGAGCTTGTTCAGGAGTAAACTCAGAAGTAAGACCTCTGGTTAAACCAAGAGCTTCTTGCTGTAAAGGAGCCTGACTTCCCACCATTGATGCCAAACCTTGCTGAGAAGCAATTTGTTCAGGTGTAAATCCAGCAGTGGTCATGCCTGTATAGGGTCTATAACCCACATCTAAATTATGTTCATAAAGCTTTTTATAGGCATCCTGTGCTTCAAGCATATCCTTCTTCATCCACTCAGGATACATACCCATACTGGTCGCTGAAGAGGTAGTTGGTTTATCTCCCCAATTTATTGCCATAATTATACCCTTTCCAACATTGGCCTTAGTGCGGCCAGTCCGTTAATTTCATTTGGTTGCTGTATTGTCCCGTATGCTTTTTCTCGCACACCCTGTACTACCTGATCCATAACATTTGCTCCTGCATCTGCGCTACCATTACCAAGTGCTGACATGGTATGGGCATCTACTACATATTCATCAGGACTAACAGCAAGTGTACCTACCTGACTTCCTTCTTGTCTCTGTACTATTGGCATGTAAACATTATCTTCCATACCGTGGCCCTGTCCCGGCACCTGTCCAGAAAATAAATCACGCATCATAAGATTCATTAAACCACCACCAGTTTCTGCATCAATTGGAGTTCTAAGAGATGGCATTAGAGCTTCCATTGGTAAACCTTTTGATGTATCAATTCCTGCTTTATCTGCCAATACATCTAAAGCGTCCTGTTGTATTGATTTACCATTTGCTTTAGGTTCAGTTAAAAATGTATTAAGTGTGTCTTGAGGAGGCGGCATTCCAGCACCCGGTGGCACCATAGGAGGACCACCAGCGCTCATAAGAGGCCCACCAGCACCCGGAGGGGGCATCCCAGCACCCGGAGGCATAGGACTACCAGCACCCGGTGGAGGCATAGGACGACCACCAGCACTCGGTGGAGGTCCGCCCATAGCTTGTCTTTGTCCTGCCATTGCTCTCATAGCTGCTAATTCTCCAAGAGGACTATTTTGTACTGGCATTACTTCACTCTTCCATAATTAGATTGCGCCCTTGTTTGGTCTGCCATAAAGTTAGGGTCTTCAGCAGATTTTAATTTTTCAAATGTTTCCATCTTCTGTGTTAATAAATATCTACTATGATCAATAACATTACCTTGGTTAAGATTACTAATATAGGTACTGTTATTAATTAAATCATGGTATTCAGCGGGTGACATTTTTTTCATTAGTTTAAGTCCTGCCATTCTGTTGATACTGCGGTACTTACATATCCTTTATACTTACCGCTGCTTGCTGAATACGCTATATCCCCCTTACGTGGTCGTCCTATACTTGTTACTGTAACCACTGTATAAATATTAGTAGCTGGTGCAGCATCTACATCTATATCTCTAGTTTCTAATTCATTTGTTAAAAGACCAGACCATGTCTCTAAAGTTGCGTATAACTCTTTTAACTCTTCATCACTTGTATCAATAAATCTTGTTGGAAATGTTGGGTATCTTGCCATTATCTTTCTCCATCCCCTTGGAAGCCAAGTCTGACCGATCCCCACTGCCAGCTTGACCCCTGCGAACTACAAGACACCCTAATTTTTGCTTGCCTTCCCCTTGCTCTAAAATTAATCTTATCTGTTTGTTGAGTTACATCAAACTCTTTAGTTATCTCTTCACTACTCTCTGGATATTTTTTAGTAATAATTTTTACTCTTAACTTACCTGTGTTTAGATCGAAGTCAGGTATCAATCTATTCATAAATAATATTTGATTACCGTCATCTACATCAAAATCAGCAGACTCTACAAAAGAAGTTATAGTTCTATTATTCTCTGTATAGTAATCTGCAGGTTCATTATTAAATAATTTATTGTTACCAGTAGAGTCACCACTGGCATTAATAGATACACCTGTAGTAATTGTATTACCGAATACTTCTTTATCTGCAAATGTTGTAAACACACCTGTACCATATGTCCAATAGTTATTCTCAGGAGAGAAGATTACGTAGCTATCACACTCTGTAACTCCTGAATCATCAGAAGCATAAAGCCAAATAATTTCTTTAAACTCTGAATTAACGCCTGTATAAACTTTAGCCTTATATTTAGTAGCCAATCTATCAAATATAAATCTACGCACTGTGCAATCAAGAACTCTTACTTGACCATCATACTTATAAAAGTTATCATATCCCATCCAGTATGAAATACCATTATAATCTACTGCTGCATGTGGCGCAATCATACCACAGTTAGTACCAGCAGGTGTAAATCTAAAAGTAAAGGGAGGACCAACAAACTGCATTGTCCACATAGCAGTATCAGTCCAAATATGAATAGCACTTCTGGAGCGAAGACCTCCCATAATTTTAGTACCGTCAGTTAAAACTACCTCACCAGATGTAGTAGTAAGTGAAGGAACCCAATTAGTACGATTATCTTGATCAGACCAACGTACCAGCATAGGATCAAAAGGACCACTAACGGTGGTAGCAGCGGCATAAGAATTAGCACCCAATGCTATTAAATGTCTATCATTGGGTGACACAACAATTGAGTTGACACTGATAGGAGAAGTTGTTATAGAAGTAGCTCTTATAGGTACAGTAGAAGCATCACTATCAAAGTAGAAAATATTACCGCCATTCCTATTGGCTATTACATCATTTCCCCAGTTATCAAGACTCCATTGAGATATATCAAAAACAATATCAGTTGCATCTGCACTTGCTGCTTGGTTCCATGCTCTTGTATCAGAAGCACACACGGTAGCTTGGTATGCAGCAGCACCATAGCCTAGACCACCAACAGCTATTGAGTTACCAGTAGGTAGTAAATAATTAAAAGTAGCTGATCCCACATCACTTGCTGTAGCATTTGCAGCATCAGTTACAGATATTGTAAATATATTGGTGTCCACTACACTTACAACAGGATAAACATTAGTACTAAGACTTACTGCATTAAAAGTAGCAGTAGAAGTAAAATAAACATAATCACCTACTGCCCTGCCATGACCAGCATCAGAACAACATACTCTAGTAGAACCAGAAGAAGTACCAAAACAATTTGCTAAAGTAACTGCTGTTACTATAGGAGTAATGTCTGTTATCGTATCGCCGTTATGTGCATACAATTTATCAGGTGTTCCAAAGACAGCCCTCTTTTTATTATTATCACTTCGATATGTAATTAAATCTCTAGCACTTCCATCAAATGCAGTGCTTACCTTGGTCTCATATCCAC